GAGTATCTCCAGATTGAATCTGATATTGCTCTGGCGCTCCAGCCACGCCAGCCATGGCTGCAAATGGATTTCCACCCATTCCGCCCAATGTTGAGAGACCTTTTCCAACCATTCCGGTAGGAGCTCCAGGCAGCTGACCAGGATTGAGCACGCTACCCGTTGCAGCTGCAGCACCAGGCAGAGCTGCCTCTCCTGAGTAAGTTGCTGTCTTTAGCAATCCAGGAATGCCCTTGTCACCTGCAGCACCACCGAAGATGGTGTCCATGGGGTTAGAGATAAGGTCGCCAATACCGCTCCTTAACGCAGTACCTGTATCGGCAAGGCTGCTGCCTAAACCGCTAAAAAATCCACCGGTTGAACTAGCACCCTTAATAGCATTAATATTAGATCCAATACTGCCGCCTGTTGCTGCAGGACCAGCTACAGTCAGTAGGGCCAGGGGACTGGCTCTACCTTTTGCAACATCGTATACAGTGAATGCTTTGTTAGCCAAAGCAGCAATAGGCTGCCATGGACCAGGTATAAACTGAGCTACCTTGGCAAGAGGTTTGACAACCTTCTTAACAACCTTTTTAACGCCTTTTGCAATCTTCTTAAAAAATCCAAACTCTTCTAGTCCTGTTATCGGGTTTAAGGAAGCGATGCCCAAACCAACAACAGCCTGGTGTGGGTCAATATCTAATTCTTCAAATCTTTGCTGAACGACACGCTCAAACTCTGGATCCTCAAATGCTTCAGGTGGGAGGACAACCTCACCNGGTCNNAGGTGAGCCAGGGCNGTATCATCGCCNCGNCCTTCTGCTGCCAGGGCAATAGCCTGCTCAGCCATGGGCGCGTTNGCCCCAACCATAGCGGCTTCAGCCAGGTGCTCATATGTTCTTTTTTCTGTGGGATCGTCTGTNGCCTGGGCTTGCATCATCATCTCTTCGATGGCTGCAGCAATATCGGCATTCGGGTCTTGAGTTACGGCCTGCTCTACAACGGCCTCTTGAGCTTGGCCCATCAAGGCCATTTGATCCTGGGAAGGTGCTGCGCCGCCATCTCTCATCATGACAACTGGCCCTCCCATGTTCATTGGTTGGGCTTCAAGACTTGCAAGCAGTTGATCTTCTAATTTCATATTCATGGCGTGTTCACCGTTACAGTTCCCAAGCCGGATTCAATTACCTGACCAGCTGGATAGGTCTGGTGGGAATACAGATCTCGCAAAGCATTTCCATCAAAAGCCTGGTGTATTTGGTTAGTTGTATTAAAGATTATAGCACCCGTTGCAAACTGAAGTGTACTAATTTGTGTTGAGTTGAAATGGGGGGATATTGTAAAATCAACAGAACCGAGATTTATCTCCAAAACCCTAACCAAACGATTAAAGGTTTCTACATCAACCTGCGTATCTGTACCGATCCCACCAGCTGCCAGGGGAAGCCTGGTCTCAAGTAGTTTACTCACGACCGGCGACCACTTGGTTGTATATCAATCCTGGTAGAGCCTAGCCTCCACTTATATCCAAGCTGATTGTTTGCAGTGTCGTCATCATCCGACTCAAACCTGAATACCAGCTGCCGCGCACGGCTTCTTACGTTGTTATAGGTAGATGTTCCAGTAACCTGGGTGGTGGAGTCTGTGGTCAAATCTTGACCAGGGTAATCTCTTCGTTTAAGAACTATGTTCATCGCAGGAGTGTTGCTAGAGCTGCCATCACTAAAGAAAGCAACATCAGGTATGATCTGCTTGACAAAAGAGAAGTTCTCTCCGTCACCAATAGCGGTATCGCCAGACTCGACAAATACATTGGTCATTGGGCCGTGATTATCGTTGTAGCCCGTCTCATGCTCAAACACCAGGCTCTGCCCTGAAGACTGGGCCCCAGATAACGGCAAGTCTTCAATGCCTGCATCTAGCCAGGAGTACCGGACCAGGGAACCAATCGACCAGGTATTCTCTTCGTAGTTGTAAATGACATACCGGCTAATCTCGCCAGTAGCATCTTCCTTGGACGGGTAGAAGAACCACATCTCACCAAACTCGGAGTTAAGACCCATATGGCATTTGAATGCCTGCTCCAGGTCTAGGTCCTCAAACACGTATTCCTGAACGGAGCAGGGCAGCTTCTTAACTGCACCAGTGTAAACATAGAATCCGGTTTTCGACGCAAAAAACACCCCGCTCGGCGCATTTACTGCAGCCTTGGGTCCAATCAATCCGGCGCCTTCGTTTACCAGGTTTACCGCAAACGTCAGCGGTGGTCCGATAAAGTTCATGCTGTATAGGCTGGTGTCTGTCCAGATCAGGATCTCCTGCCTAGACTTCAGCCCCCCAACAATAAAGGAACCGGAGCTCAATCGCACATCACCCGCTGAGTTAGTTGGCAGCGGCTCAAACTCCAAATCATTCTCTGAAGCAGAGAAGGCAACAAGCATAGGGTCGATAACACCAGTCCTGGCGCCACCGCTTACAGGGTCGCAACCTAAAACAACCAGGTGTCGATCAGTCTCTGAAGTAATAACCTGGAGCCCAACAGTGGGGACCTGGTTGGCACCGCTAACTGTGGCCAGCTCTTTGGCCTCAACCGTAACGCCGTTATTTTCCACCCAGCGATAAATACCCGCACCCCTGGGATTAATTATTAAGTTCTCACCAAAGTTATCGTGGGTCCATAGCCTCAGCTGATTGACTGCAGATATGGCGTTAGCCGAACCATAGGCGCCATTGCTCCAGGTGCCGATACCCCAACCGGTACTGGTTACATAAGTATCCAGGCCCACGTTTATTTGATAGGTGCCTACAGTGCTAGAGCCGCCATTTCCAGAGTCGCTGGCATTTGCCGTAACGGTGTTACCGCTAGTGTCCTTGGCGGTTATGGTGTAGGTGTTGGCATCTGTCACCAGAAGGATTTGATATTCCTGGTTAAGTACGCCGGCTGTAATTAATCCACCCAAAGAAGCAGCGCCGCTAAATGTGACAAAATCGTTTGTCACCGCGCCATGGGCAGTATCTGTGATTGTAATTGTCGAAGAGCCGTTAGAGGCTGAAAAGGTTACATCGCCCGCAGAAGTAACCAGGCGAATGGGGGTGATATCGTTATAAGCATCGCCCTCTTCAATGTAATACTTCCAGGTGGTGCCTACGCCTAAGAACCTGGTGCCGCCAAGAGAAATCCAGCTATGCAGAGCCCTGCTTAAACCAAGAAAATAATTCTGGCCGAGCTGCTGCCAGCCGCCTACTTTCTCTACACGGGCTTTTCTGAAGCGCACAAGATTGCCATCAACCCAGCCGCCCTGGGCGCTGTAGTCGGTGGCTTCTTTATTTATGCCAGCTTGAAACTCTATCTTTGATAGCGGCATCAGCTATCACGCTAGTCGAATAATAGCGCCTGTTGCTGTTGGCGTTGGGAAGACAACAGTAAAGTCTCCAGCAGTGGAGGTCTTATCTCCACCAAAGTCCACAGCACAAACAGCTTTATCTGATTGAGTATCGTTATAAATCAAGCAGCCCCTAGCGGTGATTGTGGCATTACTGAAGGTAAGATCATTGAAATCACATACCGCAGTAGTGCCTGTAGCGAATGGCGTTACGTTAGTAAGCGCAGATCCACCGGAAGAGTAGTTGGTCCCACTAGCCTGGCCTGTTGTGGTAAACGCGGTTGTAGCCGCACCCAGGTTAGCCGAAGAAGTGTAAAGCGCTAACTTAAAACTGTTACCGCTAGAGTTAGTAAAATTGTGCGTACCGACAAGCAGCTCTTGCTTGAAGGACGTACATATTGCTGAAGTTATAGCCATCGTCACAGCTCCTTTAAAAATTTGGCAACGTCACCGTGGCCAATTTCTTCTAATTTATTGGACACTGTAACACGATCCGAAGCGATTGCGCTTCTCATGCCTGTCAATATTACATTATAAACTGCGTTTCGGAAAGCAAACGCTTGTTCTTTAATGTGAGGAGATGCTTGCTCAGATATGCCACAAATTCTATTTGTCGTCTGTTCTGCCCAAAACTCTGGGTCATGGCCACGATTGTTTGTAGTCTGAACCGTGATCTGACCCATGCCTAAACCTATATTATCTTTAATCATCCTTTGTATGGCTCCGGTGCTGAGGGCATGTCTATTGTCTCCAGGTTGTGCTTCTTAATCATTCCTGGAAGCATTGACCTTGGGCACAATACCCACTCACCCTCTGGGCTTGGCATTGCCACCATAGGATCTGGCAGCCTGTGATAACCATACAGTCTGTCTGTGATCGGCACGTTACTATCAAGCAGCGTTGACCTGGGGGAGGCCCCTATGGCGATTCCTTCAGAGATGCACTTGGATATCCAAAACTCCAAGCAAGCTCTTCCTGCCTCAGCAAAGTGAATGTTCTCTTTATAGCTAAAGTCCATGCCGAACAGGTCCATTTGGCCCACCTTGTTCCACAACCCAAATGCAATAGCATAAGCAGCGGTGGTGTTTAGGTAGGCGCATTTTGCCGAGGTTGCAACTTCGGCCAGGGGATATTCAACAATAGCTGGCACGCGCTCATCAAGCACGCAGGAGTATATTGGCTTTGTTACGCCAGGCAACAGCTTACGCATTACCTCGGTTTGATTGCCGGCATCCTCACTATCCAGATACCTGGTGGGAGGATCCATCATAAACACTCTATCGTAATTGAATGCAGCCAGGGCTGAGTTAATCACCCAGACTTCATCCCATTCTTTAGAGTTCTCTAAGCCAATCACAAAATCAATTTGTGAGGCGCCTAGACCGAGTATTGCAATTTTCTTATCTTTAAGTTTTTTTATTGGTTCCATTAAGTGACGCCCGTTCGTAGTAAGTCATACCTATATTCGTCCCTGGTCTCTCGGCCCTCACTCACATTCTTCATGCGAGATAAGGCTTCTTTAAACCTGGTCTCAAAGGTGGCTACTACATCGGGAGTCTCTTTTAAGAACACTGCGGCTTCAACGAGCGTACCGTACAACAAAGCATCACTATACTTAGTTGACAGCACTGTGGTGCCTGATTCGGCGCCTGCAGTCAACGATGGTGGCTTATACAAGTAATGCAGCTCGATTGTGTAACCCGCATCAGGAACCGGTGAGAGTTCAAATGCGTCATTGTCAAACAAGCTGTAATACTTGGGCTGTCCGGTAACAGTTGAGTTTGGACTGTACTCTTTAATAAATGACGGGTGCTTAAACAGCAAATACGAATATACGTTAGAGCTGATTACCGCCAGGGAAAAAGGAGCATAGAAGTCTGTAGGTGTAGCCAGGAATCGGTTGTTCTGCGAAACCGTTCCCTGGACGTTCTTGCGCTGCTCAGGCAGCTGAACCATAGAGAAGATTCGATCCTCGGACTCTCTGATAAATTCATCCAGGTTAGCATTAAACGTGGTTTCATTTACCTGCAGGTAGTCCTGAACCGTAGACTTCAAAGTCGCTAATGTAAAGCTCATGATGTAGTTACCTCCACAGATCCTACATTAGCACTTATTGCAAATGTTTGCAAAGTTGTACCTAAAATACCATCGCCCACATTCGTATACATTGTGAACACGGTGTTATCGTGGCCGTCCGAAGATGGATCTGGCCGCGACTCTTTTAAAGCCTGGGGGTCAANAGGGGTAGGCTTTCTCATAAGCTGAGGGTGCTTTGGGCTCCACTGATCTGGACCTACTAGCAAACCATCCCAGGTCTTCTTCATGTCTTTGAGCTTGTAGCGAAANCCTGTNATGTCACAGATCCCGTATGCTCTTCTGTCAGATGCGAACGCCATTAGGCAATGTTATACCCACGCAGATCAGGGGCGATTCTAAACGATGCACGCTCTTCATCTTGCGATAGTGCTCGATCAAACTCTTCCTCATACATCTGCTTGAGCATTCCTACTTTTTCGGGCGCTTTCTTGATAGCCATATAATACGCTAGTCCAGCAGCCAGGCACGGATAAAACCGGAAAGGCAAATCCATAGTATTGGCGCCGACTCCGGCATCATCCATCCTGGACAGCACGTTGCAATATACAGTGTACTTTCCACTTTGATCGGGTGCAGGCCAAACCGTAATGGTTGGGCTCAATGTCTTGTTGACGTAAAACTGATTAGGCTTGCCAGTTGTTGACTTAGTTGCCAGGTGAGAATATTCCGCCCTGGACATTCTGCTCAACGGCACATCGGTTACCTGACTGCCGATTGTCTCTCTAATAAAGACATCAAGCACATCAATAGTTGCGGTTGGGTTTACAGCATCAACGTCATACTGAACCGTATCAGCAACCATAGGCAGCGCTTTCTGAGCAACGGTCCACTGGTTTAATCCCCTATTTGCCCACTCGGCC